CACTAACAGGTTGTTAGTTCCCAAAGTCTTCGGTCGTGGTGTGGCACTCACACTCACAAGTCCAAGTCTTGTCGTAATAGGTGAGGGTGTATTTACAGGTCTCATGGTGTCTAGTGATACAGAACCCAGATAGATACTTGCTCATGATAATCCTTTGCTCGTGGTGGAGGGAGGGGGACGGGGGGAGGTTGCCCTCCCCCCTTGGTGTTGCTTAGACCTCTGCTAGAACCTCTTTGTAGTGAGCAAGTTCAGCCTTAGTAAAGGTGTTAGCGATAATCTCGCTTGACTTGGCATGAGCCTCGTCCATGGTGATAGCAACTGCCTTTGGCTTTGCCTTGCCCTTAGCCTTAGCCTTGGTTGCCTTAGGCTTTGCCTTAGCCTTAGCCTCTGCCTTTGCTCGTCTCTCGCTTTTCAGGACGAGAGGCTTAGTGTCTCCAAGGTTAGCAAGTTCATTACGGATAAAGTCAATGTCGTTGCTGTATGCCTCAGCCTTGTCCTCGTCAAAACTATCGCTAGTCTCGTCAAGAGCATACTTACGGAGGGTGTCTCGCTGTAAGGCTAACTTACGAAGTCCCTCAATGTAGAACGGGATTGCTTGTGCTGTTGGTGCTTTTGGCTTTGTAGCCATGGTTGCCTCCTCAGGCTTAGTGGTTGGTTGGTGCTGTGGAACATCTTAGGGTCAGCAGACTAACAGGTTGTTAGTTCCCAAACTTCACAGGTCTTATGTTGTCTTCAATGATTGTATTACGGGTATAGTGTTCTCTAATCCATGTTAGAGCCTCAGCATAAGTGTTGAAACTAAACTGAAAGTTATACCCCTTGACGCTTGCTATTGTCCATTTCATGTTGCCTCCTTGGTTGGTGTTGCCTCATCTAATGGTCATGAGACTAACAGGTTATTAGTTCCCAAATCAGTTGGTGGTGGTTCGTGTCCCACATGAGCAGGGATTATTAGTTCCCAAGCATACGGGGGGCGAGGGGGGCGAACGCCCCCCACACCAGAGGTGTTGTTAGTTCCCAAAGAGATTAGAGACCTAACTGCTGAGAGATAGACACGACAAGTCTGTCCCCCATAGCGTGTAGTTTATCCCAATCATTAGAGAGACGGAAACGAGCAGTTGTTAGTTCCCGAAGGATTAGTTCAGCGTTGAAGTCAGTAGGGAAGTCAATACCCTCGTCCGTTGCCATAGATTTAGCCATGTCGGTTATTAGTTCAGTGGTGATAAGTGCCATGCGAGGTAGTCCTTTGGTGGTGGAGGCGTTGTTGCCTCACCCTAGGGTCAGTAGGCTAACAGGTTATTAGTTCCCAAACTCATACCTGATACGAGCAGACGGGGGCAGTGCCTAATCTGGCTATACACCTAGCCAAGCGACCCGATAGCCACGCAGTAGCCCATTGTTAGTTCCCAAACCATGCCGTCCATTACCGCAAGCCGACAGGGTTAGCCGCCAGTGCAGAAACACGGTTGACGCTATGGAGTTGACGCAGTAGCCTAACGGTTATGTGGCTTGAAGTACCGTTCGACGGTTTCTAATCCTGTCTTAATGGCCTCCAGGGAGTGACATAGGGTCTTCTAAGTCCGTAGCGGGCACGTAGAAGCGTTTTTGGTCCTTATCCCAGTATTCGGGTAGACTACATCGTTTGATAGGCAACCAGCCTAGGATACGAACCTCGGCGAAGGTGCTGTCGTCGACTATCTCGGTAAACACTGCGAAGCCTTCTTTGTCGATTTCATACTCCCAAAAAGCAAATTCGCCTCCTGTACGACGAGTACGAACCTCCACATTGGTTCCGACATCAGGAAGGTAACGACGGCGACCATGTTGCTCGTTAGTGTAGGTGATACCGCCGTTCCAACCTAAAGCATAGTGCTGGGCGACAGCCCACTCAGAGATATTGGCTCGAACAGAGTTCACAAGGTCATGTTCCAAATACTTGTTCTTCCGACCCATAGCGTAAGACTCTTTGTCTGTGGAGCCTTGTTTAGCCAGCCAGCGTTCAACACCTAGCATGGCACACTGTCTAATAAGCGATTCAGGGATAGATACAATCAGTTCATTCATGACTTAATCCTACTCACTTACTCTCAGCAATGCAACACCCGTCACACCCATGCACAGACTTAACAGCCCTAGCCTTATAGTCATCAGGGTCAGGATGCCCAATACCATGGGCACACACACGCTCCATAGACCCCTTATCAATACGCCACCTCTGCGGAGCATCCTTCAACGGATGGTCAGACACCCTATGAATAGGACAAAACTCACCAAAACACGTATCCTCCTCATGAACACCAAAAAGTTCGTGCCCGTAAGAATCAGTCCAATCAGCCATTTTTAATGTCCTCCATTATCTTAGGCAACACTTCAAAAGCATAACTACGAGTATTTTGAGTCAAAACATAATAGTTATTGATAATAGCCAAAATATTATCCGTCGTCGTTTGAGCCACCTCACACAAAGGGCAAGGCTCATCGAACTCTTCATAAAGCCAATTGTGTTCTTCGCATTTAATCATTTGTTCCTTCACACGCCATAATGGCTTCTTGTTCTGTATTGTAGTTGTCCCAACAGTTGTCTATTTGTCCCACGCCAGTAAAAAAGAACCCATAAATCAGCGTCCCCAACATAAGTGCGAAAATAGCCACAAAGACTAAAATTTCTTGTTTGGTTACATTTTCATTCATTTTTCTCTCCTTTGATAAGGGCAATAACTTGGTCTACTGCATCCAAAAAGATTTGGTCAAAGTTGTGCTGATTTTCTAGCATTTTGATGATGCGTGCACGCTCTCTTTTGATAATAAACTGCTCAAAAACGTCTCGTTGATGACGAAGCACTGCTTGCCTGTAGTCAGTGGCCTCTTGCTCAGGGTCGTGTGGATAATCGTTCATTCGTTCTCCTCATTGATAAGAGCAATAGCCCATTCAGCACAAACTGAATCCGAGTCTTTCAGCAGTTGGATAATGCGTTCGTATTCTGCCATTTGACCTTGCTGAAACCAGTGGCGTCTTACTACTAGTAGTTTTGCTTTTACTAAGTTCATGTGTTGCCTTTCTTCTTATACCCCAAATTTAATCCCTACCCCTGACATACGCAAGCACACAATGTTACAGAATGATAACGATTGTTTAGCCAGCAAATAGTTTCTAAAACCCCGAAAATAGAAGTATCTTATGAAAGGTAACACATGTCTAACCGTAATGGAAATTTTGAGTCAGGTTCTGATGGCTATGATGAAGCAGAAGGTCCTAGAAGACCTTCAGGTGTAAGGGGTCAACAAGGGGTAGAACTCCCTGACATGGACGCTGAACCACGTCGCAAATCTAATCCACACCTTAATCAGATGCTGGCTCACGCAGCAACTATCACTAACCACGCAGGTGTATTGGACGGTGCTCCTTTTAAAATTAAAAGTCAAATTGCTAAGAGCATTGAAACTTTGAGTGGCTCCCTGATTGACGCTAACCAGACTCTTAGAGGACGCAGAAGAACCTCTTCACCAGCAGATAGCCTAAAGCACCTTAAAACTGCTCTAGGAAGTGCAAGTGAGATTGCTTCGGCTATTGCTATTCATAGACCTAACAGTCTTTCTCACCATGAATCTCAGGCCGCTTTAACAGGTTTCATTGCTGCACATAATGAACTTGTTAAATCTTTAGCCCAGCACGGTGAGTAATGCCTAAAAAACTTCCTCCAATGGATGAGTACGGTTGCGTAGAAACTAAGCGTAACCGTGAAACAGGTACCCGTGTAAGCGTCTATCATACTGAGAGTATGGGTTCAGAGACTTACGGTGGAGATGATTTCACTGCGGTCTGTGAAGACCACGGAACAATGATGGTTGCACCAAACTTAACTTCTGCTCGTTCTGCCGCTTATGATGCTGGCTCTTGGTGTGAAGACTGTAAACCTGTTGCTGATGCAAAACGTGAGGCTAAAGAGAACCCTAACCTAGGAAGACAGTTCGAGTAATGCCAGATTTAAGTAAAGACCAGTTCAAAGCACATTACAAAGAGAAAAGCCTACGGAAACGTAGGGACGGAAACAAAGAACTTACTCAAGACTATCGAGAAGTGCAGAAGACTGCTTTGCCACACATCAGTAAACAAGAGATGCAACTTAAACTACAGACACACCACACTAAGTTTGGGCTACCTAAAGACGCTATTGCTCAACGTAGAACTTTGGTTTACATGCACAAAACTAACCCTGAATCTATTGTTGACTTGGCGAAAGCATTGAAAGACCTACCATAATGGGTAGAAAAGCCGAATTCCAAGCAAGTGCCCTATTTCATGGGACTGCACACCCTTTTAAAGAGGGTGACATTGTTAATCCTGGAACGCAAGACAACTATGCTTACGCTACTCCAGACATTGATTACGCTAACCGTAGAGCACACCAAGCCGTACCTTTCCTTTGGGAAGACTTAAAGAAGGTGAATCCTGACTGGAATACTCCTGGCGGAAAGCAATATGACGAGTTTAAAAAAGAAAATCCTCCACGAGTTTATCAAGTAGAACCTATTGGTGAAACAGAGGATGCTACTCAAGAAGAGTTTAAAAACGTTAAAAGTAAAAAAGGTTTCCGTGTAGTGAAGCAGGTTAAGTAATGGGTAGAAATAACGCAGAACATTTTGCTGCTGGAGTTGGACCAGAACATCAACACTTATTAGGAACGTCTAAACCAATAAACTCTAACGCACATCAAGACGCTATCTATCAATCAGAATATGATTGGTCTAAAAATACACCAGAAGCGTCAAAATTGCTAAATATAAAACAGGCTAGAAAATTTGGTCTATCTGTAATTCATCATTCCAGTTTGGATGATTTACCGAATATTGATGAAGTTAGAAAAAACTTTTCTGATAAAAGCATTATATTCAATAAAAAACTTACTATGCGAGATGCCGAAGGCAGACGTGGCGAACGTATAGGTATGATGGCAACGGGTCCTAGTGGTCCAATTATTGTAAACCCTAAAGTTGGAGGAACTCACATGAGTAAGGGAGAACTTACTCACGAACTTACTCATACTATTCTTCATAATGGTGAATTTGGAAGCCATCCAGGACATAACTGGGCATTTGCTAAATTACATACTCATATTGTTCACAACATTTTTGGTGAAGATGCCGCTAAAAAATTAGCAAAACACTATAAAACAAATGGTGTAGAGTTAAATGGGTAGAAATGAACACTTCACACTGGGGTACCACAGCACCCACCCAGATAACACAGCGGGTATCCTTGCTGGTGGGCTACAGCCTAGTCTAAGTGGGCTAATGGGTGGCAAAAGAGTTAGGGGCGTTTTTATTTCTAGTGAACCACAAGCCAATTATGGTGATGACATCTTAGAAGTTAAAGTTCCTACTACAGCCAAAAAAGTTAAGAACAATCCTTCTCTAGAAGGTGAAGCCTTGGCTGATGCGGTTTCCCCTGAGAATGTCCGTATTTATGGTCATAAAGGTGCAGATGCGGCTATCCATGAGGGAAGTCCTCGTAAAGGTTGCAAAACTTGCACAAACATCCTTGCAGAGAAGTTTAGTCTCTGATACAATCTTGTTAGGTACGCCAATTGGGTACCGTAAATAAACACTGTGCTACGGGCAGTAATGTAACCGAACGTTCACATTTACAGATGTAACCGTTCGTTCACATTGCATTACAATGCAAAATTTTTGATGTGAAAATGGTAGTGTAATGCACGTGAAATTAGTAGCGTAGCACAGTTGTCGTCTAAGGAGACAACATGAAAATCAGTCATAATGACTATAACGACCCATGGGATAAGCACAAGAACCCATATGAACCATGGGACAAAAGCAAGATGCAAAAACACAAGGGATATGACATCCCTAAGGTCATCACCATTAATGACCTATTTCCTCGCCTAGACCGCCTATCTATTGGTTGGTCACCACTCCTTGACCAACTCAAGGAAATCACTCAAAACAAGCCTTCTTATCCGCCGTACGACATCGTGGCGTTGAAAGATGATGTGACGCTACTTAACGTAGCCGTTGCAGGTTTCAGTAAGAACGAAGTGTCTGTAACCGTACAGGACTCTGTAGTCACCATTGAAGGCGAACAAGAAGCCAAGCAGCAAGGTGATGTTGTTTATCAGGGTATTGCTACCCGTAATTTCAAACTATCTCTTGCTATCGCCGAATACTGGGAAGTTACCAATGCTCTACTTGAGAATGGTATGCTTACAGTTCAGTTCAACAAGAACCTACCTGAAGAGAAAAAGCCTAAGGTTATCCCTGTCAAGTAGTCCTAAGCCCCCCGTAGCAATACGGGGGGTTTTCTACTAGAGTATAAACATGAAACAATGTAACCGTTGCAAACAGGCCCTGGCTTTAGACATGTTCAACAGCAAAGGCAAAAATAAGATTCAATCGTATTGCAAGCCTTGTGCTAGGGAATACGCCCGTGAGAACTACCATAAGAACCGTGAGGCTAACGCAGATAAGCAGAGGCTTTCTAAGAAAGCCCGTATGCAAGCCATCAAGGTGGATGTCCGAAAACTTAAAGAGGATACCCCATGTATGGACTGCGGTGT